TACCAACTCTTGAAGAAAATTGTACGCTTCGAGAGATTAATAGATATATTGTATTTCGGCTTTTACCTATTTTTAAACATTTCCCAGAAGTCTGGCATGCAGTTCCTCTTTTAAGTGAACTTAACGCCAATCAACCGCTTCTGGATGCCTTAAAACAATGGTCAACGCTCGCTCCCACGGAGTCATATATCGCTTTACAAGAGGTTGCTCAACTATTTGTTGCAGCAGTTCTTCTGGATTAACAGGCTGCGCATAAACCCCGTCATCAAAATAAGGAATTAACACAGGGTACATCCGGCAAATACTTTGCTCGGCAACTTCTTCCAGTTTGCCGGATGTACTAAGTCTTGATAAATGGAAGAGGAACTCTTCTTTTGTCTTTATTGTAGGTGCTGGTGGTCCATCTGGTCCTGCATAACACATTTCACATCTCTCCTTGTAAACTAAAGTTCAAATCTGCAAACGCTATCATTGATTACGGTAACTAAATACTTGCCATCCACACATTTTAAAGAAAATTCCTTTACATCGTCAAAGCAAAGACCTCTTATATCCAATGTTTTTGTATCGGTATTAAATGCAAAATCATATTCTTCTTTTTCGTTTTTAAATCTTAGTTTAAACGGATGACCGCATCGTGGGCAATGTCCAACCTCTTTAGTACCGATTGTAATTGTTTCCGGTTCACCTCTTCCTAGAAGTTTATCTACTGTTTCTCCTGTATAACCCATTTCTCATCTCTCCTTTCAGGTGTTGTAAAGTTTCATGGTTTAGTTTTTTACTTTATGTGAATTTAATTCACTATTTAAGTTAAAAAAATTTTGTCTCTTTCCCCTTTCGATAAATTAAGGGTCTTAGAAAGTGCTACAATTTCAGATGCTCTAAAATCGCCTTCTTTCATTCTGTTGTACAAAGTTTCTCTCAAAATGCCTGATTTAGTAGCAATCGCTGAAACTGTCATACCTGATTCAGTCATTTTATTTCTCAACAAATCTACATTTGCCATTCTTTTTTTCACCTCCCATCTGTGAACTAAATTCACTATATCACTTATGTGAATTTCTGTCAACATCTTTTTATATTTTTGTTGAATTATTTTACACAACATGTTATTATAGTGTTAAGAAAAATTAACAACGCAGAAAGGAGCTTTCAATTATGCTTGACCTGTATAAGAACATAAAGGCAAGACGCTTGGAATTAAAAATGTCTCAAGATTCCCTAGCCGAACTAACTGGATATAAAGATAGGTCATCTATCGCAAAAATAGAAAAAGGTGAAGTTGATTTAGCTGAATCTAAAATAAGAGAATTCGCTAAAGCATTAAAAGTTTCTCCACAAGAACTAATGGGTTGGGAAGAAAGAACCGAACCTTCCACTACCGCAGCACACAAAGATGGAGAAAATTTTACTTCTGAGGAGCTAAATAAGATAGAGGAATATAAAAAACTACTTGTCGCAGCACGCCCAAAGGAGTGAGGCTTCTTGACTTACGAAGAATTAAAAACAAAACATAAAGACTTGAATATTATTGAAATGGATTTGTCAGAAGTAAAAGGGTTAAAAGGACTTTACTTTGATGGAAATATTGCACTTGAAAGAAAAATGTCACAAACAGAAAAATCCTGCGTCCTCGCAGAAGAACTCGGACACTACTACACAACTTCCGGAAACATCTTAGACCAGACAGACGTATCGAACAGGAAACAAGAATACCGTGCACGGCTCTATGGATTCAATCTTAAGATTGGACTCATGGGACTTGTCAGAGCATTTGAACATGGCTGCCGGTCCGCATCGGACATAGCGGAATATCTTGATGTGACGGAAGAATATTTGAAAGAAGCAGTTGACTGCTACCGGAGCAAGTACGGTGTGTATGCGACTGTGGATAATTATGCGGTATATTTCACTCCTGCTTTGGGTGTGTTGAAGATAAAGTGATTTGATTAACCAAGAGAGGTGACTTAATCTGAACAAAAAAACACCTGCTAAAATGCATGACATTATGAAAAGAATGAAAACTAGACGTGAAGAATTAAACATGTCTTATCAAACTCTTTCTGAAAAAGTAGGTATTAGTAAATCTACTCTTCAAAGATATGAAACAGGATATATAAAAAATATGCCTGTTGATAAATTAGAAGAAATTGCAAACGCTCTTGAAATTTCTCCCCTATATCTAATGGGATGGGAAGAAAAAGAAATTTCTCAAATGTCTAGAGTAAAAGAAAGAATTTTCGGTGCGGTCACAATCATGAGTGAAAAGGATGCCGAAAAAATTTGGGAATTAATTCAAGCTACTTTTGTTTTAGGCAACGCAGAGGAAGTTCCAGCCGAACCAGAAGAAATTGAAACATTGAATGCTTATCAAAACGGAAATCCCGAATATCAACCACGCTACACTCATGAAGAAATGTTAAGAGAACTTGGCTTAGAGAAGTAAAAATCCATAGACAATTTAATACCGATGAGGTTATAATAAAATCACATAGCCGTTGACCGGCAGTATAGAAGCCATAGCACTCAGACAACTGACGTGCAGTATCAAAGACCTCGTAGTAATGCGGGGTCTTTTTTACTTAATAAATAGTACAAAAGATAAAATAAGGGAATCAATCTACATTATAAAAAACAAGTAAAGGAGAATTGCCAATGAAAAGAAAAATTGTAACAATGCTTCTACTGGCTACATTATCAGTCAGTGTCGTAGGATGCGGAACCAGTTCCTCTTCCGGAAGCACAAAAGAAGACACTAAAACTTCCCAAAGTGAAGAAAAAGAGGAAGAGGCAAAAGAACCAACTGACTTAACAGGTGTATGGGCATCTGAAAATAAAGATGGTTCTTATCAAGAAGCAACAATAACCGACGATTCTATCGAAATCAACTGGATTTCCGATGATGGGGCAACAAAATCCATTTATTGGTCTGGAACATATACTGCACCAACCGAGTTTGTTGAAGAATATTCATGGACTTCTGATAGGAATAAAGAAAAAACAGATTCCGCATTGCTTGCATCGACTGATGATACCAAAGAATTTACATACAAAAATGGGAAAATCAGTTATGAAGTCTCAGCAATGGGTACAACTTCTACTGTTGAATTGACTCAAACTTCTAAAGATGCTCCAGAAACAGCAACTGAATCAGAAACCGGAACAAGTGATACAACTACTTCTGATTCTTCATCCTCTGACACTGCAAATAATACTTCCAAAGAACAAGCTTCTTTTGAAGTTACTTATAAGAATGTTTCATTTTACCGAGATAGCATCTCTGATTTAATTGGACAGTCTATTGTTGAAATTGAAAATACTGGAAGTAGTAATTTGTATTTAGATTTCAGTTCCTATGAATTAACTGCAGAAGATGGAACAATCATTCATACAACCAGTGGAAGTTTTACACCTGCTCCTCAAGTAATTGAACCAGGTGAAAAAGGTTATTATTACGAAGAACAACTTATGGATGACCAAACTCCAACCGAAGGAATTACAATCACTCCTCACATTAATGCTTCCACTGCGAAAGTAGACAATGTTCGCTTAGAAGTAAGTAATACAGAGGTTTACGATAAGGATATGGGTAGTGTTGACTTACACGGAAAAGTAAAAAACACAACCGGAGCAGCTCAGACAGATATTTGTGTAACTGCGGTCTTATTCAATGAAAATGCTGAACCGATTGGTCAGCTTTCGACTGTTCTTGCAAACACTTTACAGCCTGATGAAGAAATTGGATTTGAATTAGAACCGGTATTTCTTCCGGAAGATATCACAAGCGCATCCATTGCAGATTATAAAGTATTCGCTTATACAAATCAGTATCAATACTAATATTTATTAACAAAAGAAAAACCGGCTCCTGCTCCAACAGAAACCGGCATACACAAGTAAATATCCAGAGATGATACATCTCCTATTAACAAAATTATTGTATCATCTCCGGAGCAGTCACGCAAGCAGAACATCTGTTCCAAGCTGGCTGTTATTTTTATACTCAAAAAAGGAGTGATAACATGGCAACAGCACGAAAACTTGCATCCGGCTCTTGGCGATGCCAGATCTATAGTCATACCGAGGAAATTATTCAGCCAGACGGCTCTGTTAAACAGAAACGATTTTACAAATCATTTACCTGTGACGTACCTGGTCCAAAAGGCAAGCGAATGGCAGAGCGGATGGCTGCCGAATGGGCTTCTGAAAAGGAGCATAAGAAAAATATCTTAAACTGCACGATTGGTGAAGCGATTGAGATGTATATTAACTCAAAAGATGGTATCTTAAGCCCCTCTACAATAGCCGGATACAAAAGGATGCAAAAAAATGGATTTAAACATATCATGAATACTTATCTTACAAGTGTTGATAAGGAATACCTGCAAGAGGCAGTAAACCGTGAAGCCAAGCGAAAGAGCCTCAAAAGACCAACAGAAACTATTTCACCAAAGACCGTAAAAAATGAATATGGCTTAATCAGTGCAGCTTTAAATGCTTTCTGCCAAGGAATTGATACCAATGTAAAACTTCCTACCGTTCCGGTATTAATTAAAGATTTACAGACTCCTGATGCAATCTTTGCTGTATTCGAGGGCACAGACATCGAACTGCCAGTGTTACTTGCTATGTGGCTTAGTTTCTCAGTGTCAGAAATTCGTGGTCTTACAAAATCAAAATCTATCTCTAAGGACGGAAATTATATATCAATCACGGAAACAGTTGTAAAAGTGGATAATGACGATATTAGAAAGAAAGAAGCAAAAAATAATACTAGAATCCGCAGACACAGGATTCCGGAATATATAAAAAGCTTAATTGAAAAAGTACCTGGCGATGTGCTTGTACCATATTCCTATAACACCCTCTATAAGCGTTTTCAGTACTTATTAGAAGAGTCCGATATGCCACACATGACATTTCACGACCTCAGACACATAAATGCCTCTGTCATGGCACAGCTTCGTGTACCGGATAAATATGCCCAGGAACGTGGTGGTTGGAAAACAGACCAGATAATGAAAAAAGTATACACTCATACCTTTTCAGATGAAC